CTCCACAAATACCACATTCACACACTTCCCAGCTTATACAGGGGAATATAATGTCATTGGCATAATGGGACCAAAAGGGAATATGTTCACTCATTTTTTCAAATTTAAATGTCTAATTTTTAAATCTTTATTCTCTTTTACACATCGAATTAAAAACTCATAACATTGACTGACTTGAACTGAAAAGCCAATTCCTCCAAAAGTTTGTTCAAACGGACTGGCTGTAATCATTAATACATTAATACCGACTAATTCCCCTTCAAGATTAAATAATGGCCCTCCACTATTTCCATGATTTATTGCAGTATCCGATTGAGTCATATTGTAATACTCATTATCTAAGTCAACATAAAGAGCACTAATAATTCCAGCTGTCACACCTAAGCCGAGCCCTAATGGAGCCCCAATTGCAAAGACTTCTTGACCCAAAGCTAGTTTTCGAGGATCAGCCAATTTTACATAAGGCACTTTGTCATAATAATCAACTTTAAGAAGAGCCAGGTCATTTTTATTATCAATTTTGATAATATTAGCTGCGATAATATCTCCATCTTCACGAATAATAGACACCGATATAACTTTATCAAATCCCACAACATGAGCAGCAGTAAGAAGATATCCTTTCGGCGAAACGAACACCCCACTCCCACTTGCTCCATGAATTGTTGGAGCCTGATCAAATTCCGTTTGAGCAACAAACTTGACAGTAACTTGAACACAAGCATCCAAAACATGAGCAACCGGTTTTACAAATCTATTCTCGGGAGTTGGGGGTACAACTTTAAATGCAACACCAAGTAGAATGCAAGCCGTGACCAAATTTAGATATTTTTTCATAAATCTCCTTATGCCAAGCACTTAATTAAGAGGATTGCTCCCCAGAGCAAACCAATTACGACTCCTATTGCTACAAATGACCACAAAAATTCAATAAAAGTCTCCCACAACCAAGTTTTAAACTCATTCATTATTTGATACCTTCGCAAAAGTAATCTGGGACTTTATATAATCCATATCCATGAAATGAGATATAAGCTGTACTATTTGTTTCTTTAAGTATAACTTCATGCTCATTAACCTGTACAATAATTCCTACTGTCCCAGCTTTTGGAATTGCATAACAAGCACCAATTTTATATTTCTCTTTCAATGAAGTACATCCACCTAAAATGACTACTAGAAGCACTCCGATTACAATTTTATTCATATACTTTTCCTCCAATTTGAAATCTATTATTTTCGATAATATGAGGGGTAGGGACTGTGATTCCATTTTCACTCACAAAGTCCACGAATCCATTCTGCCACATATGAGGACTTCCTTTTTTCCATTCTGGAGCAAGATGTGTGAGACATCCTGCGGTCATGGCATAACGAGCTGGGACCTCCGGCAGAGCATTGTGAATGGTGAAGGATTGGAAATGATGCAAATGTCCATATACCACCTTGAAAGGGGCATAGATGGAGGCATACTTTTTTGCATGATTTTCAGGATAGATGGTCCCATGCGTAAAGATACAATCTCCCAGTTTATAGTAGGATTTATATGTCCCATAATTGACCCATTTCGCATTCGGAGCTATTCCTTTAATCACATCCCGATAGAAGTCAAACCGCTTTCCCCAGGCATCAGGGTACCGCTTCATAATGCGTTGATAACGCTCTTCATGATTTCCTTCCAGGAACACCACATCAGCTTTGGGGGCTATGTCAAATAATTGACGCATAAAACTTGACAATAATTGTTTGTCCCGTTCATACCAATCAAGCTTAATCTGAGAGGCAGCCAGGGAGTCGATTCCATGCATTCCTTGAGCGTCTATGATATCTCCGCCCAAGATAAGAAGGAATTTATCCTTGTTATGAATGGTTTGTTGATACAAATCCTTGACATACTTAAATACCGGAGTCAATTCAATGCAATCTGGGAGATGTACATCTGAGAGAAACACTCCAATTGTTTTAGCCATTTTGAGTCTCCTTTAGTCTATTTATCATCCACTGTTTATAGAGATAGGCGGTCCGATTTCCGATTGCTTTCATAGCTTCTTTGCTTTCAGTGATTTCTCCTTTTGCTTCCCGTTTAATATCTTCCCACATTATTTCAATGACGGTTCGAGTATCTTCGGGGCCCAGTTCTCGGCAAGCTGTATCAAGCCCATTTACTGCATTAATGGCCTGTACTGCAGTGTCAAGAATATGATTTAACCTCATGGGAGTCACCCATTCCTCGGCAATCGCTTTTGCCTCATCTAGCACCTTATATCGCTCTGGGTCCACCTTTCGAGGCGTTGTAGTCTCCATGAATTCATCATTCTTGTGTTTTGTGATAATCCGATTTCCCCGTTCATCATATGTCTCTTGGATAGGCCGAAGAACCACCCCTTCTCGCTTGTGGCCTTCGCCCATCCCATTCCTCACTGCTTGTATTGAATCCCGATTTCGTTGGGCATCAATTTCGGGGAGAAGGGCCTTAATTCGAGCGTAGTCAACAAACTCCAGCTTGCAATACTTCACTAATGTTTCTGCTTGAGGCACATCCAACCAGTTTCCATTCATCTTAACATCAAAGGCCACGAACTTCAATTCAGGCCCATAAGTCTCTCTCATTCCTTGTTGTTTACCTCCGTAAGCTTCCCCATAGATGATTATTTCGTCTTGACAAAAGCTAGACAGAAGATTAAAAAGTTGATCACGATTAAAGAGCACCAAAAAGTTTTCATGCTTTTCTCCTCCAGAGAAAAAAGTCAATTCCTTCACATCATTGGGCAGGAGCTTAAATTTGATATGAGCACTGGTCCCATGAATCTTTTCAAGAGCAAAACACTCTTCAAAATTGAAGATACGTCGATCTTTATATAAGTTGTCTATCGAAAAATAACCCATATTAAAAATCCAATCCTAACATATCATTAAGCCACTCGTCAAACCATCCAGTATTCATTGATATATCCTTTTGCGATCAAATTCATAATACCCTTTGCAATCACATTCTTTCCCTTCAGGACTTGAAAGGGGATACTTCATATCAGAACTTTTTGCATAATCACAGATGACCCACCAAGTAATTGCATATTCACCCGATTGATAATGGTGATGATGTCGTTCATGCTTACAACATTTATCCATTGAGTTTTTTCCTCATTCGTCGTTCAATATTTTCTTGTCTACTCTTTTCCTTATGACATTCATGGCATAAAGCTGTTAATAAATCTGCTGTCTCAACAAATCTTGAATTAATATAATCATCCCATGTAGTGAAACCATCTGCTGGCCGAATACAAGGAATTTTGTGGTCGATTTCTATCTTTTCTCGTGATTGATGACATTTCTCACAAATATACCAACCAGGTTTATTTGGATCTTTAGACCTTTTCTTTGCAGCTAGCCTTGGTGGATAAAACATCCAGCTCTTTCCGAGTCCTGATAAAATGATCTGTCTAAGCGTCCGTTGCTTTTTTATTTTTTGGCTCACGAATTTTACCTCCTGGACCAATATCAACTATCTTCCCTTTCCATAAAATGCTCACCCATTTGGGTGCTCTCTTTCGATTAGCACAATATGAGCAGATGTAGGGAGCTGTCCACTCACATTTACAGGCATACCATTTATTTACTTTTTTTGCCATTGTCTCGCTCCAACACAAGAGTCCATTTTTTGCATTCACATTTGTTGATACAGTAGCACCAAAACAAATGAGGATCATAATCCCTTAATTCTGGGAGAGCATATGCAGCGGTTCGGATTCCAACCATGTTTCTTGAAAACATTGGATACCCGACACCAAGTATGATTCTCTCTTTTTTAGACATAATACCCCCTATTATAAGTATAACCCCAGATTGACAATCTTACCAGGTTTATTTTTGAGCTGATTTATCAAGGTATTTTGCCTTAAATTGAATCATTAACCAATCAATTCGAGCAATCCAGTCATGTGGGATATCTCGACTGTAAGATAGAGCCAAGAGCATTTCCACTAAAATATGATATAGGGAAGTGATCTCATTATTTTTCTTCATTTCTTTGTATCCTCATCATGTGATTTTTTAAGGTGATTTCCTTGTTTTAACCAAAGAATATAACAGTAAGTAGCTACTTTAAGAAGATCTTTTTCTCGATTAAAATTTTTGAAACGAAATAAATATTTCATCATTGTACCGAGAATCCAATCAAACTCTGATTCTCCTCCAAATACAGAACTAATAATATCTGTAGCTTCTCTATCAGAAAAACCAGGAAGTTTATATTTATCACCACCATGATTAAATTGATTTCCAATAAGATCTGCAAATTTTTGAAAATTTGCTCTTTTTACATCAACCGTTGTATTGTACCTAAGTTCCATTTTTATTCTCCTCTGTGAGTTCTGCCATAAGCTTCAAAAATCAAGTCTTGAGCTTGCTGGTACTCAGGAAGATCACCGTTTTTGTCAATGGCAATATCTTCATAATCCATTCCAATCCGCCGATAGAATTCCAGGAAGGCCAGATCTCTGGCGATTGCTAAGTCCACAAATGGGACCCCGATTGCCACAAGATCCTCAGTGACTTGTTTTACTTCCGGCAGTGTCTCTGGGAATATTGAGGCTCTCCGCAAAGCATCAATGGTCTTGTATCGTTGATTGCCTTCTTTCAACCAGACTTTCAGATAAGCCAAGGTAAAGAGATAATTGTAATCTCCCACCGTATTGGCTTTCAATGGGTCATCTTTTAATATGTCTCTTCGGGCTGGGTCGATGTAGGGCATGGCTTTACCTCCTTGAGAGCTAAGTCTTGTCTACATTTTTCAAGTAGACTATTGATAGTGATCAATTCTCTTTTTAACATATCAATACGTCGTTCATCTTTGGCTTTCATTTTCTCCAGTTTTTGAATATCTAATACCACTTGTCGTCGATGAGTTCTATGCATTTGGAATCCTCCCTATTTTAGCACCACAAATTTTGCACTTTCTTTGACGTTTAGCTAAATGTATTACACCATATAAACATTTTCCACATTTCAACGTAAATAAGCTTTGCCATTGACAGATGAAATACCTATGTTTATCCTTCACAATAACTCGATAACTCATAACCAGAATTCTCGAAGCTGCTGATAAATCCATCCGAGTAGAGATCGGTTGATCATTTTGAGTCTCCAGATGTTCCGCTTTGTTCGGGTCCCCCATTTTTGGATAATGAGCTTTGCAGCTTCCTCATGAGAAGAGGCCACAACGTCATCCTCCGCCTTGGTGATGAATCCAGGCTTAACTCCATTGAGATACACTCCGATAGTAGGTTTCCAACAGACTCCACGGGCCAGGCAATACTCCTTCATCACTCCTTGACTGGTCAGCTTGGAGGCCATATATACAAATACATTAGTGGACCTGATTTGACCTTTGTCCTTATGCTTCCAGATTTCAATCATTTCCAACTCAGTTCTATCTTTAATGACCAATTTATCAGGAGCAATTCCTTCTTTTTCAATGGGGCTAATTACTTCAATCCCATGTTTTTCATAGATAGGCCGAGTATTAAGAAGTTCATCCCATAATTCTTTCCCCGTCCGGCCTGTCATAGGGGTAGCAAGGTAGAAACTTACGGTTGGTTTATTTTTTATCATATAATTTAATGAGCATCTTTCCAATTTTTCCCAACTTTTATTTCAGCTACGAGAGGCACTTTTAAGATAGCTACATTCTCCATTACATTTTTTATTCGACTTTTTGCAATTTCGACTTCACTGTCTGGGATCTCATAGTTCAATTCATCATGAACTGCCAGATTTGGAACATATCCAAAGTCTTGATAGAGCTTTAATTTTGCAATCTTACACATATCAGCAGCGGTCCCTTGAACCAGAATACTGATTGCACTACGTTCGGCCTCTTCCCGAACGATACAATTTTTACAGGTTCTGTAACCCCAAAATTTACTACCACATAATTGTGGGTCCGAACACATAAGTCTTAACTGTGGGATGTTGACCCATCTCCCGAACCATGTTCCGATCCCACCATTAAGCCTTGCTTTTCGTTTTTCTTCTCTGAGCCATCCACCCATAATGGAGTACACTCTCCAGTACCGGATAAATATATCTTGTGCTTCTTCATAGGAGCACTGGAGTTCAATTGCCAATTGATAGGCTGTGCCAGAGTTTGTGAGCAAAAAGTTACAGGTTTTAGCAATTTTCCTTTTCTTTTTAAATTCTTCTTCAGGGAGGGAGAGAATAGATTGGCCGAAGATGAAAAGAGCTGTTTGGGTGTGGAGGTCCCCATCGAGCTTTGAAAGTTCATTGATGAACCCTGGTTCGCCCGAGAAGTGAGCTGGCAAACGTAATTCGATGTTAGACCAGTCTGCATTGATAAAACGTGTTCCTTCTTCAGCAATAAAGTATTTTCTAGTTTCCGGCGGTTGATTTTGTAAATTAACAGGATTACTAGATGATAAACGACCAGTGATTGTATTTTGACTAAAGTGTGCATGAATTCTATGATCCTCCGTTTTTATAGCGGCTTTATAAAGTGGCTTAGTATAAGTAGTATGAATTTTAGTTGCTTTTCTAAATTCTAGCAGAGTTTTAACAATAGGATTATCTGCAAAACTTAGAAGAGCATCCTCACTCGTACTTTTAACATCTATTCCTGCTTTATTAAGAATTTTCAAAACTTGACTAGGTGATGCTGGATTAATTGTGTTCATATAAATAGTCTACCATTGTTAATAAGATCTTAATATTTTCATCGACAAAACCTAAAGCTGAGTTACACCGAGTACACAAAAGTCCTCTAATTTTAGAGGTTCTGTGATTATGATCCACAAATAGAGGTTTTTTCAGACTACTTTGTACTACTCTACAAATTGCACATCTACCAGATTGCTGATTAAATAATTCTTTGTATTTCATTGGAGATAATTTATATTTTTCTTTAATTCGATATTCCCACACTTTAGCTTTATTTTTTCTCTTCCATTTTTTAACACCTTCTCGATGTAAATCAGGATGCCTTTTTCTCCATGCTATAGCTCTTCGGATCGTAATTTCTTTATGCTGTTCATACCAAGTTTTATTCATATTGTTTAACCAGATCTAAAAATTCTCGTTTAGATTTTAATGCTTTTTTTCGATACTCTTTATGTAACATCACAAGTCCTTGAGTATCAATTTTGATGCCCTGCTTTTCCATGAGATAGAGCAACCGAGTTTCGGGCATTTCAATGTTGTTAAAAAAGTTCCACTGCCGACCTGTGAAATGGGTCCTCAGCCACACCCAGAGCTGAAAGGTCCACATAACATCTGATGCATTGTATTCAGCCACCACTTGTTGGTCCATCTTATCCAGAGTTAATTCCCTGGGGAGGACCAGTCCTTTCTTCTTTTGAATCATGTATTCAGGGTGCACATCACAAGTCATTTTAATAAACTCTTTGTTACTGATCACTTCATCATATGTCGGATACTCAATGTTAAAGACATCTTTAAGAATGGGCTTAAGCGCATAATTCTTACGAGCTGAATCATAGACATAGTAGCCCGTCTTGGTATCAAAGTAAAGTTGTTCTACTTTGATTCCTTCTTTTTCAAGCCACGGAATTTCGGCACTTTTACCGTCGTGAGCCACGAGTAACATCTGAGAAAGCCAAGCATACAACTGATGGGTAGGATCAAAATATACAAAAATATTAATCCCATCTGTAGTAACACCCACACAAACAATCTTAAAATCCGAAGAACCAAACGCCTTCCCATTGGTTTCCACATCAATAGCACAAATAGTGCCAGAAGGGAAATTGTAATCGTTAATGTGTAATTGAGCTCCATAATTAGTCACACTCCATGTAGGATTAAACATAAAATTTTAAATACCTCAAGGCTGGTTCAATTAGATATGAATAATCTTCCAGCACTTTAACAACTTTATTATTGCAATTGCCACAAAGCAAACCTCGGACTTGCCCTGTCTTATGGTTATGATCAACTGCAAGACGCTTTTTAAATAGGATTTGATGAAAGCCACAAATGGCACATTTACCATTCTGCTGTTTCCATAATTTCTGGTACAATTCTTCCGTCATAGTAATTCCACTCTTTTTCCAAGACCATCGTTGCATTAATATTTGCATTCGATGATGATTTTTCTCTTTCCATTCTTTATTTTGTGCAGTGAGGGGTTCTTTATATTTTTTCCAGTATTGTTTCCCTTGTTGGAGTTTACAATCTTTACAATAAGCAGATAACCCACTCGGTTTAGTTTTATCTTTATAAAAATTCCACTGCCATTTGCGTTCTTTACATTTTGAACAAATTTTAACTTGGTCCATTACTTTGTCTCCATAGGAACATACCCTGCATTAACTACTTTAATCCCATTGGGAACATCTTGGATCTCAATCTTGAACGGATCATGCCGACGCTGATAACGGGCCTTGCTGTGTTCAAATAAGAGCTGGTTGTCTTGCCAATCTAATGAGATGATCTGATCGGCAGCATCTCCTTTGGCCCCTGAACCTCTCAATCGTTTACTCCCATATTGATGAATCCCTGCAATTCCCTTTCCTTCATGGTCGATCAACATAATGGCACACTTGTATTGATCACATATAGGAGCGATCAAGTCATCAAAGAAGTGTCTCATATCCTTGGATTGATTTTCATCTAGGGTGTGACAACTGGCGAAGGAATCTACTACAACCATAAGAGGTCGAATAGTGGTAATCTCTTTGACCAGCTTTGAATATTGTTTCTCATTGGTAAGCTTCACTCTATTCCGTACTGAGTAATGAAGGTCCAGATCCGAAGGTTGAAGTCCTTTAGGTCCCAAGAGTTGCTTCAACCGATAGGAGGTAAGATTCCCACCCATCTCATTGTCTATATAAATCACTGGTCCATGTTTTGTACTGAATGACTCTAGCCATTGGCCGGACCCTTTCCGGCGAGCAATTTCAATCACTAGATCAGTGGCAACAAATGTCTTTCCTAATCCTTGCCACCCACCGAAGATCACGCTAGTACCAACAGGGATCAGTCCTTCAACCAGATAATCAATCCGGTGTGAATAATTGTTAACTACATCCTCAGCTGTAATCAGCTTAAATGACTTTGCTTCTAATAGATATTTGGAATCGTATTCTCCATTTTTGAATCTAGTCTGGAGGTCCTTCAATTGTTCTTCCAATTCATTGTCTGGAATGGGTGGAGTATTCTTTTTGTTCCACTCACGAATGTGTTGAAGGGCAACATCGGGATGCATACAATTGAAATAATATCCCGACACTTTTAGCAGAGCTTCATGACGTTCACCTAATCCAACACCCTCCAAAGTATCTGATAACCAATGATCTTCATGCTTTTCCTGGGGTTGAATGTCAGCAATCTGTGCACGTTTTTCGGACAACTTATCAACCAGCCATTGAGGAGCTGGAGCCAAGGCCACTTCATGAATCCCTCGATCAGGGAACCATTCATACAGAGTACCGTCTGTACACTTGGACGGAGGCAGTTTAACA